GGGATAGTTTGGTGCGAAAGGAGAGACTCGAACTCTCAAGGGTCACCCCACTGGAACCTAAATCCAGCGCGTCTACCAATTCCGCCACTTTCGCTGAACTCACCACCGCAATCTAAGGCGAAGGCATTATACAAAATATCCCGTCGTCGCGGCGTCCGGTATTCCCGTACGATTATGCATCGCCGGCCAGGACGGCGCGATCGCGGCCGGCCTGCTTGGCAGCGTACAAACCCATATCGGCGCGCCGCAACCACGTTTCGGCAGTACTATCGGCTTCGACGCCGGCGATCCCCACCGACACGGTGAACTGCAGCGCGATCTGGTCCAGCGGCAGGCGAACAGCGCGCGCCCCATTGAGCAGGCGCTCGGCCAACAGCTTGCCTTCCTGCGCCGTCGTGTCCTGCAGAATCACCACGAACTCATCGCCGGCATAGCGGGCGACGAAGTCGGTTTTGCGAGGAAAGGTGCGCACCAGCAACCGGGCCATCGCGCTGATCACCGCGTCGCCGGCCTGGTGACCGTGCTGATCATTGATTGCCTTGAAGCCGTCGACATCGACCATCAGCAGGCAGGCCGATTGTCCCGACAACACGCTGAGCTCGACGGTCTTGACCAACATTTCGTCGAACGACGCGCGATTGTAGAGTCGGGTCATGGGGTCGAGCGCCATGGCCTGCTGGGCCGATATCAGTTCGTTGCGCAAGGTTTTGAGCTGATCGCCGAGCTGCTGCATCTGCGCTTCCTGCCGGGACCGCCGTTCCTCGAGGGTACGGCTGATCAGCGCAAGACTGTCCACCACTTCCCGGCGCAGAGTGTCGAGCGAATTGCCGGCAAGGACCTGCTTGAGATGATCGAGCTGCGCCGACACCGCCTTGTCGGCGCTCTGATCGTCGGCAAAGGCGGCGCGCAGGCCGTGGATGAAAACCCACAGCATGTCGCGAAAATCGCCGATGCGGGCATTGACGAATTCCTGTTCGCTGCGACGCGCATCCACGAAGAAACGACGCGCGCCGTCCCATTCGCGTTTGCTTATGGCGGTGCCGACCCCGGCCGCACCCGGCGGCGGCGATCCCACCAGCAGATGGCGGGCCCACTGATCACAGCGCTGCTGCAGCTGTTCGGCCGGCAATTTTTCGGTGGCGATGCCATATTGACCGAACGCGCGCAGCAAAGCGGCCGCGAGATCCACCGCAGGGTGGTCGGCCTTGATTTCGGCGTTGGGGAGCGGCGATCTTTTGGAGGGCTCGTCGGCCATAGCGTCACAATCGCCCGCGGCAAAACGCCAGCATGCTTTGATTGTACCTTCCGTTAACAATCGCCAAACGAGATGGTGGGCCATGTAGGACTTGAACCTACAACCAACGGATTAAGAGTCCGATAGTTTAACATTGTAATACAAACAGTTATGTCAGATCTTTTTGGGACGGGCGGTATTATAAGCCATTGTCCGCATTAGGTAGATAACTTTGTTTTGGGACGCCACTACCGATAAGCCATAAATGAAAAGGGACCATCCCTGGCCCCTCCTCAGTTAGGTGCGAGTGAACGTATTCACCACCACCTGTACCATGTTCTTCGCTTCCTGCCACTTGAACATCACCAAGAAGCCCACCACTGCCGCGGTCATCTTGATTAAGTTCACCACACCCCTGCGCACGATCATCCCCTCCTCGATAGGCCGGAACCGGGCCATAAATTCCACACGCTCCTTTTCTTCCCTGTCCATGTGATCCTTCAGGCTCTGCGCCAGCGCAGCAACAGCCGCCTCCAACCTGCCCAGCTTCTGCCCTACATCATAGTCTAAATCGTCATTCATCACGAACTCACTTAATATCACTCAAACGCATTGCCTTGTTCTCCTCCGTGGCTTTCGCCTTCTCCATTTTTGCCTTGGCTTCCTCTGCCCCACCCATCAACCTGTTGTAGATCAAACTGCCGACCACCGGGATGTCGCCCACTGCCTTCGGGTTCGCCGACAGGATGCGGTCATACATCGCGTAGGGCGGCAACACCGTGCTGACAGCAGCGTCAACAGGCTTGCCTTTGGCTGCCTGCTCCAGCGTGTACTTGCTCCAGCCAAACGTCTTCAGCACGTTCATGGCGATGTCGCTCACCTTGGGGTCGAGCGGCTGGCCGAGGATGAACTTCCTGATCAGGTCTGTGCTGGCACCGCCGATACCCAACGCCACGCCGAGCTTCGTCAGGTTGATCATTCCCTGCTTGTAGTTGCCCTTCTTGATCTGGTTGTACCCGATGTTACGGGCCAGATCGAATTGCTTCAGCATGAAGGTCTTCAGCATGTAGATCACACGACCGTTCGGCGACTCCAGGTAAGCCTGCGGCACCTCCATCTTGCTCACGGGTTGCAGATCACTCAGCTCCGAGAACAGCACGCTGTCGGTCAGGTCCGTGGCCTTCTTGGTCTTGAGGTCGGCGACGAGCTGCTGCACCTCAGGTCCGAGCGCATCACCGTACTTGGCGACGATGGCCTGCTGCCCCTTCGGGGTGTCGGCCTGCTTGATGAGCTTGTTCCATGCCGCCTGCAACGCCACCTTCTTACCGAACTGGTCGATGGCTTCGAACCCCGCCATCTTCAGTGTCGCCTCCAGAAACTTCGCCGTCTTCCGAGTGCTCGACAGCTCCTCCGCAATCTTGTGGCTGAGCCCAGTGGCGTCGTAGTTGATGTCCGTCTTCTTGGCCAGCGCCTTCGCCACGGCATTCACTGTGGGGCCGATGCCCTGAGTGACAGCCACGTTCATCACGTCAGCGAGCTGTGTGGTCGCCGAGGCGAAGTTGGCAAGCACCCCTGCATACGACACGTCCTTGAAAGCCTGCACGGCCGCCAGGGGCTCCTCAGTGGGCTTGAATCGAGCATCCAGCAGCGTGGCCAGCTCGACCTCGTGTTCCGGCTTCAACCGGCCGGCCCGACGTTCCTGGTCGATCAACTCGCCGATCGAGCTGCGCAGGTCCACCGCATTCGTGCCCGCCTGGTGCTTCAGGTTGCCGCCGAAGAACCGTGCCTTCTCGATAGAGTTGGTGGCACTCGTGATGTACGTGAGCAGCGCATCCGCCGGGTTGTGATAGAACTTGGCGAGCGCCGGGTCCACCGTATCGAGCACACGGCCCTTCGTGTAGCTGGGCTTGCCGCCCGAACGGTTGGCCCGGAGGTAGTTGTTGATCACCTGGCTGCGCTCCACTTGGGAGAGCGGGCCGGTGGCCTTGGCCTGTGCATCTGCCAGCGCGCGGGTCAGCCCTTCTTTGTGAGCCGTGCCCAGCGCGTTCAGCAGGCCCTCAGTATCCTTCACCACCCGAGGGAAGTAATTGTCGTGCAGCCCCTCGACCATGTTGAGCCGCTTCAGCTCCGCACCGGCGTCGTCCAGCATCCGGCGCACATTCACGAAGCCGCGGGCCAAGCGAGGGTTGCCGATCTTCTGCATCACGTTCCTGATCTGCGCGGCGTCGCCGTTGAGCAGCGCCAGCTTCAGCTCGTCATGCGGGATGTCCTTGAGCTTCGCCGCCTCCTTGATGAAGTCCTGTGACGCGTTGAACCTGCCGGCCACTCCGGTCATGATCTTCCGCTCGTGCTCCCTCATGCGGAAGGCGAGGCGCTTGTTGATGTTGGCCACGCGGGTGCTCATCAGCCCGGCATACTTCTCCGCGGCCGGCACGGTCACGTCACGCAGGCTGTGGGCCACGTCCCGGAGGTAAGGCAGGGTCATGCCCGTCAGCGCCCCGAAGAGGGCACCGCGGAGCTTGTGGTCGCTCGCAATCTCAGCCCCGAGCATGCCGCCAATACCAGCACCGCCCAGGGTGGCCAGAAGCCGCGGGTCAACCTTGCCCGCCTGCGCCCGTATCATGTTCAGGTCCAGCTCGGGGAAGGCGACCGCCGCCGTCTCGGGGTGGGCGAGCAGCATTTCTCTTAGCTTTGGCGTCATGCCCTGGGCGCCGGTCGCCACCTCCTCCAGCCCCATGGCCGCGCGGCGGGCCGCTGACTTCTTCTCGGCTGCCGTATGCAGTTCCCGCAGCTTCGCCACGGCCGCATCCAGGCCGTCGTGGCTGAAGGCCCGGCTCACCTCAGCATCGCCCATCGTCTGCAACAGGCGGGCTGCCTCGTCCACAATGGCCTGAGGGCCGGCGTTGATGATCTTGGGGTCTATCCCTGCCAAGATGTTGGGCCGCGGCAGCAGCCGGCGCCACGGGTGGTCGGCCGGGATCGGCACGTAGCCCTTGTTCTTGGCACTGTACATATAGCCGGGCGGGGCCAGATCGTCCGGGTCCACGCCGAGCTTCACCACGGGGTTGGGCACTCGGCCGCCGGCCTCACCCTTGAACTCACCCGGAGCGTACCGGGCGTCGGCCTGGATCACGGGGCGGTCAGCGAGCTTGGCCTTCCCTTCGCCGGTGAATCGAATGCCGCTGTCCCAGGTCAGCCTGGAGGCGGCCCCCACCAGGGGCTCTGAGGCCGCAGCATCCAATGGGCGGATCACCTCGCCCTGGCGCACGTCCTTCATGGAGTCGACGATCTGGTTGCTGCGCTCCGCCATCTCGTCCAGCGCCTGCCCCACCATGGGGTTCTGCTTGCGAATGGCCTCGACCTTATTGGCGTCGGCACCCTCGGCGAGGAGCTGGTAGACCCGCTGCTCTGCCGTGCGCCTGCCGGCGGCCTGCGCCGCAGAAGCCTCTACCGTGCCCTCAGGGGCGCTGATCTCGTCGAGGCTACCAGACATCCCCTGCTGCTCGATCTTGCCCAGGGCCTTGTCCTGCTCAGCCTGGGCTAGCCTCTTGCCGATCTGCTTGCCGGCTACCTGGCCGCCCTTGACGCCCAGCCCGGCCATCAGCACGTCGGTGGCCACCAGGAAGGCGTCAGCGGGGATGCCGGTCGCCTCCTCTGCACCCTTGGCGCCCTTCTCCATGGCGCTGCCCGCGGCACCCATGGCCTCGTTTACCTGGGAGTCGCCGGAGACCTGCACGCCGGTCAGGGCCTCGGTGGCCTTGATGGCCTTCTGCACAGGGTTGGCCAGGAACTCGCCCTTCGCCAGCCCGTACTCCCGCGCGCGCTGCCATATCTCGCCTGAGGTCACGTCGGCGCCGGTCGCCTTGGCAGCGAAGCCGCCCGCGGCATGGGCCAGCTCGGCGCCGGTCTGCACCACCAGGGAAGGCACGCCCGCCACCAGGTCGGCCAGGGCACCCAGCTCGCCCACCGCCGCCTTGCCCGTCTGGGTCACGTAGTCCATGGCGGTGCCCAGCAGGCTCTGGTCCTTCTGCACGAGGGGCTTCACCGGCGCGGCAGGCTTGGCCTCCTCGAACTGGTCAAAGACATTACCGCCGGGGGCGGCATCAAACTGGTCGAACGGGTTGCTCATAGGTTCTCCCGGCACCTACGGGAGGTAGCCGTACTTTGCTTTGAATTGCTCTTGCGCCTCGGGGTGCTGCCGCAGGTATTCCTCTGCTGCCGGGGGCGCCTTGCGCTGCACCAGCGGCTCGCTGCGCTTGCTGCCGGGGCTCGGGACGTTCTTGCCATGCAGGGTGCTGCGGATCGTGTCGAGCAGCCCGCTGTTTTCCGGGTTGGCCGCCTCGGTGAGGCCCTTGAGTTTGTCGTAGGCCAACGCCTGCGCATCCTCGGGGGTCACGCCCTTGGCCAATCCGGTTTGCAGATACGACTTCTTCATGGTGGCGAACTGCTGGCTGAGGGCCAGGAGCTGATCACCGTCGAACTGCGAGAAGTAGGGGTCGGCGCCAAGCAGCGTCTTGGCCACTATCACGTCCTCCTTCTTCACGTCGAGCTGCTTGTTGCTCATGGCCTTGGTCGCAGCCTTCTCCAGGTCCGTGTCGCGCTTGATCAGGGCGACGCGCTCGCGGGACTGGGCGGCGATCTGTGCGGCCTCCACACCCTTGCCGCGGGAAGCTTCAACGGACGCCCTGGCACGCATCGCTTCGACTGCTTGCGCCGACTCAATGGCCGCCTGCTTGTTGATCATCGCCGACTGTATCTGCGGCGTGGCCAGCGTGGCGGCATTGATGGCCTTGATCATCGGCCTGTCCTTGGCGAGGTCACCCGTCAAGTTGAACTCTTGCTTCATGTCCTCCATGTCAGGTGCCGACATCGCCTTCGCGTAAGCCTTGTCGTCCGCCATGACAGAGGTGAGGAACTGGTTCATCGACTGGAGATGCTTCGTGTGCTCCTCGACAGGCAGGCCCGCGATGTCGCTGTTGATCTTGGCGACCGCGTATTGGAAGTTCAGCGGCTCGATGTCAGCTTCGTGCGCCATCTTTTGCATGTTGAGGTCGAGCTGCTGGTCCCACAGCGGCATGCTCTTCTTCAGTTGATCCAGCTCGATAGCGCGCCGCTCGTTGATCTGATCCTGCGCCACCAAGTCTTTCTGGCCCTGCTGGATGGCGATGTCAGCCAGCTTGGACTTCTGCCCCGCGGCATTCTGCTCAGTGGCGAACTGCACACCGCTCTTGAACTGCTCAAGCGCGCTGGCGAGAGGCACACCTGCGCCGCCGGCTGCGATCTGCCCGATTAAATCTGCCATACCGCCTCCTTAACCCAGCGCCATGCTGCGAGACATCGCTGCTGCACCTTCGCCGTAAGCTTCTGCTCCACCGCTGCCGCCACCGAACAGGCTGCCGACCTTGCCGCCGATGAAGCCACCCGCAGGGCCGCCCAACGCCATGCCGGCGATGCCGCCGATGGTGCCGACCAGTTGCGTCTGCCGCGCCGACCGCCCCATCACCTCTGCCGCCCGCGCATTACCCGCACCGATGTCAGTGTTGGCTACGCCGGCCGCGGCGCTCTGCCCGATCTGCGTCATGTTCTGCAACGTACCCATGTAATCGTTGAACGCTTGCCCGGCGTACCGTTGACCGAAGCCAAACAGCGCGGCCAGCGTGCCGCCACCTTGGGTGCCCTGTGCAGCCGCCTCGCGGCGTATCGCCTCTTGCCCCGCATCGAGCCCGGCCGAGTAACCGGGGATGTCAGCGAGGTTGGGCTTCATCTTGCCGCTCATGATGTCCGTCAGCCGCCCAGAGGCGAAGGAGCCGAGCTGCGTGTACGGCTCGAACCGACCGGCAGCCTTCTGCTGCGCAGCCACCAAGTTGTTAGCCGCGTCCTTGCCCGCCTTGTCCGCCTTCTTGCCGGTGATGGTGTCTACCAATTGCTTCGCAGGCTTTGCCAGCAAGCTCAAACCGCCCGTAGCAACGGCCCCGAGAGCCTTCTTTAACCAACTCATGTGTTACCTCAATTCAGCCCATACAAACGAGAATGACAGGCCAGATGCTTCTTCCATCTTGTAGTAGTAGTTGGGCGGCACGATGAAGCTGACAGATGCCGTTCGATTCGTACCACCCTGCGTGTCTTTCACTCCGCCCACCTGCACATACCCGCTGGGGCCGCAATAGAACTTGCACTCAACGTTGTCCACACCGCTGCTTACCGACACCGTTACGCTCACCATGATCGAGTGACCCGTGGTGTTTTGGTAAACCGTGTTCTTCGCACGAGAGCCCGACACGTCCTGCCACGACGTGGAGGCCCAAGGGTCCGGCGCAGATACCGAGATGGGCACTGAACTCACGGCGGTGATGATGCCGTCCGCATCCACCGTGATCCGTGCCGAAGCTGTCGCGCTGCCGTATGTCCCCGCTGCGGCCACCCTGCGCGTTATCCACGCCCAGGCGCTGTGCAGCCAGTTATTGAACTGGTGCTTGTCGGGTTCTGGTAACCCGATCGGTGGTTCAAGAGCCATCAGTTTGTACCTATCGTGTATTCGCCTTCGATGCTCTCCAGCAGCACAGTCTGCGTGGTGTTGAGGGTGAGCTTAAACGCCCGCTCTCTGAAGGTGCCAAGGCGCGTGAGCTGCTTCAGCGACTTCGTGAGGTCGACGGAGCGCGGCGTGGAGAACGTGGCGTAATCGTCGTCTGAGTAAGACAGGTAAGCCGCTTGGTCTGCGCCCACTCCCGTGTCGTGCGTGTTAGGTGTGGTGATGGTGTTGCAGATCAGATTCAGCTTGCTGAGAAACTTCCGTCTCGACTCCTGCCCCTCTTCACCTCGCCAACGAGGGAAGATCAACGACAGCGAGATTGCATACTCCGTCCCGCTCCTGCTGGTGTCATAGTGCCCACCGTCCCTGTCCTCGGCCCGCATGAGCCGACCTGTTCCGCTTGTCGGGCTCGATGCAACCGCATGAGTTAGAAACACCGTCCAGTTCTCTTGCTGCGGGCTGTACACGGTGTCAGAGAGGAAGGAGTTCTGTAACGCAGGCATCACGCTGGAAAAGCGAAACCACACACCATCCTCAACATCGTAGTAGTAACCCGCCGAGCAACTTAAAGCTGAGGCACCTAACGAAAGGTGGATGTAAGTTCGGCCCGCGTAGGTGTAGCCTGACAGGCTGAAGTAGCTGTAGGAGGTGAGCAGCGCGTCGATGATCGGCGTCGAAATCTTCCTAACGCCGAAACCGTCGAACAGCCCAACGAACTGCCTGCTCTCGTCCGACTGACCTACGATGGCCAGTGTGTCGCCTGACGTGGACTTCCACCACGACTTGGCACCGAACAGCGGAGAGGCCGCCAGCCCGTAGTTGAACACCAAGTCCCTGCGAGGTGCGAGGGGCGAGCCGGTGGCAGCGCCTGTGTTATAGAAGAACACGATGTTGCGGGTTCCGAAGAACACCACATGGTCTTTGTACACCGTGAGCCCGAGGCTGGAGCCGCCGTTCAGCTCGGGTATGACATAATCCAGCGCGCCCCAGCTCGTCACGCTGTCCAGCGCAGAGTTGTAAATGGCGACCTTACCGCCCGCACCTGTGCTGGTGACACCGAGCACGAACATGTACCTGTCCTTGTAAGCGGCGCCGAACGCTGACATCGCGGTAAACGTCGCAGGATAATCCGGGTCCGCCACTGCGGTGAGCACGCCGGCCGCCGACAACACCCACGCCCTGTTGGTGGTGGGGTTCGGGTTGTTGAGCTTGATGAAGTAATCTTTGTCGTTGGCGAGGCCAGCGGCAGAGTTGATAGGCACGATGTCGGCGCGCGATGCCGTCACGCCAGTGGTGAGTGTGCCCAGCGTTGTCCATGTTCCGTTGATCCCGCTCGACACGCGATACACCTTGATGCTGGTGGTGCTGATCTGATAACCCACCACGATGTACGCGTTGTCCGCGTCGAAGGTGGAGACGCCGATCAACACCACATCGGTGCTTTGCGTGTTGCTCTCGAAGCAGCCAAACCGGGCGGAGAGCTTCTTGCCGTTGTACTCGCGGATGAGGCCGTTGGTGATGCCAACCTCGCTGGCCGCGAACACAGTGTTTCGTTGCCGGCTCGCCTCATCATAAATAACAGGCAGCTTGAATCGAGCCATCAGAAACCCCCGTGCCCGTTGTAGTCCGGTTGAAACAATACTGAGGTGTTCTCCATGCTCCAGGCGAGCGCCTTCCGGTAAGACTCTTCCGCATCCCTGCGCAGCAGGTAACGCTCCTGAATTGGTACGCCGTACTTCATAGACAGCCTGTAGGCGAGGCCACGAAACAGCGCCTCGTACCATTCCTGCGGGAAGTCAAAGTCGTTGCTGCTCGCATCTATGTCTTGGATGGGCCGCGTGTAGCGGAATTGCAGCAGCGTCGTCAGGTCGGTGTGGCCCGGCCACACTTGCAACTGCCCGTTGCTGGCCGTCGGCCCGTTGTCGATGAGCGGGTTGTAAAACGCCTGCACCGCCAGACTCTCCGTGGTCTTGTTCGGCAGCTCGTCGTACTCCCCCCTAGACACCAGCCGTACAGGAATGTCAGTGCCGGCATCAGAGTGCCGCCACATCTCCAGCATGCGGAGCGGGCGCTGAATCACCGCGGTGGTAGGGTAGCAATACACCTGGGCGCCTTCGGAGGCATCCCCGGTGAGCGCGGCGGCGAGAGTCACAGTCGTCCCTGCGGGCGCACCGCTTACCGTCGTCCACTGGCTCGTGCCGTCGGCGAGGATGATGCCGATGTTGTAGCCGTTGGCCACACCCGTTACCGAGTCCACCTCGATAGTGGTGTCGCTTGCCGCCGCGTCTGCACTCAAGGCCGTCTTGACGTAAGTGCTCGCCACTTTGTCGCCAGTTGGGCCGATGGCGTAGATCACCGTATCAGCGAGAGGGAACAAGGTTGCTCGCTGAGCCACCCACAGTTGCAGGTCATCGGCAGACCACGCCTTGATCATCGCGTTGAGCGTGCGCAGCGCAGAGGTCATCTGGTCCGTGTTGACCGTTCCACCTTCGGGGATGGCTCCCACCAGCTCCAGCGCCTCAGTCACCGCATCGCTGGCCGTGGCGGCGTAGTTGTAAGAATTTGAAGTTGACATTGAGTAGCCTCAGTAGCAGACCGACACGGTGAGGATGTCAGAAGATGCAAAGTTGCCCAGCGTATCCTCTACGACAAGCTGTATGGTGAAGGAGGTGCAGTCATTCGCGTGCGTCCCGTTAATGGTCACACCGGCGCCGGATGTCGGGTAGAAGCCGAGCACGGCGAAAGCGTCGAAGGTGCTGTTGAGCGCCCCGTCGACATACAACCTTGTGTACTTGAGGCCGGCCGGAGCCGCCACCGTGTAGATGACATTTAAGTTCGTGTTGCCCAGAGTCTGGCCGTCGGTAGGTGATGTGATCTCAACCGATATACCGGCGTTACTCACGCTGACGGTGTGCGGCTGCGCAGAGACCGCCGACGTACCTGTCGTGTCGCTCACCGTGGCCACCAGAAGGTAATTGCCGTCGAGCACCGCCGAGGTGTCCCACGAGATGTTCAGCGTCACAGACTCGTCGCCATAGTGCGTGGCATCTGCCAACACGTACTCGTGCATGTCCACCTCTCGATAGGCAGACACCGTGACCCTGCGCAGCGTAGCGTTGCTGGCCGCCGTGGCCGTCACATCCACCGAGACGGTTCCTGACACGTCCGCTGCGTTCAGCGGCGAAGTGATCTCGACGTGACACGGCCCGATGTACCCGCCGAACGTTCCGGGGTAGGACGGATTCTCTTCGCCAGGCAGGTAGTTCTGCGTCGTCGTCACAAACGTGTTGCTGGGCTCCGATCGGGTCCACGGCACCTTCTGCTCGTCCTTTACGGCACGAACGAAGTCTTGAGGGTGCCGCGGTTCCCAGTCCGGCTCGCAGACCATGAACCCGTCCCACCGCTTGCGCAGCTCGCTGGCCTTGAACTTGAAACCGCATTGGTCGCAGATGGCATTCCAGTCGCCGTGGGCGTAAGTGTTCTGATTCTTGCGGGACATCGTTGTCTCCTCACACGAGCTTCGTGACTGAGCAAGAGGTCACTGTCACCGAAGTGGTCGCCGCAGCAGCGATAGAAAGCCCGAGGTAGTTTGCTACGGTGGCGTCAAACGCTGTCGTGTTGTTGGGGCACTGCACAACGTTAATGCTGGTGGATATGCCTGTGGTGGTCAGCGTGGTGTCCAAGTTGAACGCAGCGTACACCGCACCGCTTGCACCTATCGCCCGGATAACAAGCTCAAACTCAGCCCTCCAGGAACTGTTGGTCCCTGAAGCGGCGCTCGTGGTGGAGAATGCACCTATGCGCGCATCGGCCACTGTGCCGGCCGGCCCTATCCTGGGCGCAAAATTTATAGTGTTGGAACCTGTTGACGTGCAAACGCCGGTCACCTTAATGCGAAAGGTGTTCCCAACAACGAGCGAATTAGCCGGGATCAGCAGCGGAGAGGCCACGTATGTGTCAGCCGCATTGATTGCCGCAGAGGCCGCTGCAATGAATGTTGAAGGCGTCATGCTGGCTCGCATCCACACGGCAGCTCCTGCTGTGGCATCGGTGCAGCGATACACAGAGTCCGTTACCGTGTCTATCCAAGTTGACCCGGCGGAGTAGCCTGCGCGCGCATCGTCGCTCACGCCTGGCGCAGTGGATGCGCGAAAGTTATCTTTCGGGGTGAACTGTGCGCTCACTCCCGATTCTTTTGACACGGACATTTAATTCATACCTTGCAGTTCTGATTCTTGCGGGACATGGTGGCTATCCTCTAGCGCGTGATGGCAGTGGTCTTGTAGCCCATGTAATCGACGTTCACGCCGCTTATTGCCGAGCCGTTGTAGAACGAGGCGACACCGGCGTTAATAGCTGCGCTCGGTATGTTGGTCGTGTGCGTCGCCACCAGCGAACCGTCAATGTAGAATCCAATGGATGCCCCACTCTTTACGATCTTCAGCGTCTTCCAAACGCTGGTAACGTCAGAGACGGTAATCGAGGTCTTCGTCTCGGTGCTCGACGCACGCGTGATGCAGTCGATGTTGGTGGTGCTTGTGATGCTGAAGAAGATTCCATCAACCGGGTTGACCACGCTCAGGTTGGAAGACAGCCCCGCGAGGGTGCCGCCAACCGCACCGCCGTTGGTGATTGGCTGGGCGATAAGGATGAATGTGTCAAGCTCAGCGGGCAGCGCCGGGGCGTCGGCCAGGGCCTTGCCGAGCAAAAGGGCTGAGTAAGAGCCCGCGGATGCCGTGTTGATTAGCTGAACGACGCCGGGGTGATTTGCCGTGGAGGCGATAGTGGCGCCTGAACCAGTGGCTGTTACGGATTGATAAGCGAACACGTCCGCAGATGCGCGGTTGGTGCCCGCTATCGTAGCGCCCGTGTTCAGGAAGTCAGACTCCACCAAGATCGGCCCGGTCAGGTTGAACGTCCGCGCGCTGGGCTGCTCCCAGGTGCCGCCAGCACTCAAGAACCTCTTCGCTGCCGCATCGCCCGCAGCAGGAGCGGGCAGGATTCCCTTGGTGCCGCCAGTGCCCGAGTCGCCGCCGAAGACCGGCCCCGTCATCGTCGACGCACTCAACGTCCCGAAGGTGGCCGTCGAGCCGCTTGCGTTCAGGGTAGTGACATTGAGCCACATGTTGCTGGCGTCTTTGCTGATGGCTACCGGAGCGATGCCGCGGTTGCCGCCACTCACCTGACACTGAATCAAGAACTGGCCCGCTGAATCGACGAACACGTAGAAGGCGTCGCCGGCCGGGTCCGCCATCTTCACTTGGCCGTCAGTGATCTGGACGGTGCCGAAGATGTTAGTAACGTTGCCATCGGCCACCGCGCTGGGGATCGCCTCAGAGACGGTGATGGTGGTGTTAGGGGCAGAGTAGCTTACGGTGCTGACCGTATAGATGCCGTTGTTGCCAGTGCTGCCGGCGACAGTGAAGGTCTGGCCTCCCGCCAGGGAGTTGCGCGCGGGACCTGTCACGGTGAAACGTCGGAGCCCCTGATTCACCGCGGTGATAGGGTAGGTCGTCGACCCTGCGGGTGCAGTCACGGTCCCGGTGAACGTCGGGCTTGCCGCGGGGGCCTTGAGTGCGAGTGCCGAAGAGAGGTCGGTCTGGTCGCCCAGCGTGCCCGTGATGGAGCCCCACGTCCCGCCGCCGCTGCCACCGCCAGTTACATCTACCCAGTTAGCCGCTCCCACCGTAGCATCGGTGCAGTGGTATACGCTGTCCGTTACCGTGTCGATCCAGGTGGAGCCAATGGAGTAACCCGCGCTGGCGTCGTGGCTGACGCCGGGGGCTGTCGTTGCATGAAAATTATCTTTCGGGATGAACTGTGCGCTCACGCCCGAGTCGCGGGATACCGTCATGGCTTAGTTCGTCCCTTGCAGGACCATCGCCTTTAAAGAGCCTCCCGCCGTCAACGAGTTGAACTTGATGCGGATGGCCATGATGGCGAAGTCGTAGTTGCCGTCCTGGTCGGTGGTCTGCGTTGTCAGCGTCTCGTGGTCGAACCAAGTGAAGGTCGACGGGGTGAGGTTGGGGTCCAGCACATTTTCGAAGCAGTGCTGCACGGTGTAGTTCACGGTGCCGCTCACGTCGAAGGCCATGCCCAGTTCGAAGGGGTTGGTGCGCCAGCTCACCGGCAGCGCCGGACTGACGCTCTCGTCCTTGAAGCCGACGTTCATGGTGTTCGCCCCCAGCGTGGCGGAGGCCGACACAGAGGTGAGCGTGGCGAAGTATTTGGTGCCGTACACCGTGGTGTTGTTGGGGCCGGTCACCACTTCAGTCTGCGCGCGACCTTCCGCATCAGTGCCCGTCAGGGTCATGCTGATGGCGCTCAGGTTGGCGGTGCTGGTGAGGCTCACGAGGTGCGCCAGGCCGTCGCCGGGGCTCGTGGTGGTCATGGTGAAGGGGCCAGCGCCGGTGGCGCCGGTCTTGAAGCCGGTCGTGCTGTCGTCAGCGGGGGTATACGTCTTATTGATCGGACGCATGTGGTTCTCCCTTAACTAAAGAAAAGGGGCTAGCGCGTGACTAGCCCCGAAATAACTAACGCTCGATGACGAAGCGGACGTAATCGACAGTCACGGTGTTGGCCGCGGTGGCGCCAGTGCGCGCACCAAAGAACGGAGCGAGGGCAACGCCAGTTGGGATGGTGGTGGCTGCACCAGACCAGGTGAGCACTTCAACGCCGTTGATGAAGCCGGACAGCGTGGTGCCGTCGTAGCCGATGGCGAGCACATAGTCGGTGTCGCTGGAGAGCGCCTTCACAGTCTGCGCTTGCACCGAGGTGCCGCCGTTGCTCTTGTCGCTGAGCATCTTCGGGTAGGCCGAGCCCGCCAGGAGACCGAACGCAACCAGGTTGGCCGCGGTCGTGGTCCACAAGTCTTCAGGGTTGGTGGTGGCCGTCAGGTCGGAGAGACCGAACTGCAAGTCAACCTCGGAGGCGTTGTTGGTGCGGCAGCGCATCTCCATGAAGAACTTCTTGCCGGAGGTGAGCTGAGTGGCCTTGGGCATGTAGGTGGCCACACCTTCGCTCGTACCGTCAGAGGCGATAACCACGGCACCCGTGTTGGCAGGGCTGCCGGCGGCCGTGGCCGTAGTGAGAGTGGAGCCCGTGTCGATAATGGCTGCCGAAAAACCGAACGGCACATTGGAAGTAACAAGTTTGCGGAAATCGTTAAACTCAACGCTGAACTCAGCGGAGTCCATAAGGCCCATCTTGGAGCGGTATTTGTACGCGCCATAGTTCGAGACAGGGGCGTGTACGAGGGATTCGGTAAAACCGGCGCCGTTGGCTGCCATATTAATTCTCCAACAATTAATCAAAAAGAAGACGGGCATCGCACCCGCCTGTTGGTCAAAGTCCTTTAACGTCGCTCACCACTACGCGACGAGGCCGCTTAGATACCAGGCGTGCCGTAGAGACCGCGGAAGTCAGAGCAACCGAACGAGTAACGCTCGGCGGCCTTGTACTTCGCGTTGTCCGTGTCGTAGTCGTTATCCTGCGAGAACTCCATTGCACGACGCACGAAGTGCTTCATGCCGTCAGGCACGTTGGTGCGGACGAACCACGCCGTGGTGCTGGTGAGGAAACGATTGGTGGCGTAAGCGCCGAACGAGGCGTCCATCAACTTCAGCGCGTTCGGGTCGTTGTTGGCGCTGCCCACGCGCTTCTCAGCACGAAGGATGCGGATCAACTCGGCTTCCAGCTCAGGCGGGATGATGATCTTGCCGGGCTGCACGGAGATGAGCAGACCGCGATCATTCTTGAACCGCTTGATGTCGACGCGGGCTTGCTCCAGCGCCGCTTCGCTCAACTGAGCAGCAACGGCAAGCTGGTTGCTTTGGGTGCCACCAGCCTTCAGCGGGTGCGCAGAGCTGATGAGGCTCACGCCGTCGCCGCCCGGATAGCTGGAGTTGAACGCGCGGTTGTACACGTTGGCCGCGATGCGCTCTTTGGTCTGCATCATCGAGAAGGACAGCATGCGGGTACGCTTCTCACTCGCCACGTCATACAGGTCGTCTTCCAGCATGATGCGGGTGATGATGAAGCCCAACGCGTATTCGAGATGGGTGTACCGGGTGATGTACGACTGCATATCGCTGTCATACTGGACCGGACCGCCTTCGGTCTTTACCGCGGCGAGACCGAGGGTGGACGTACCAACGTCTTCCTCAAACGCCTTGCGAGAGTTGAAGACATCGAACAGCTCTTTCCACTCGGCGGCGCCTTCGTTGTAGTATTGGCCCCAGAACTTGTTGATTCCGGGCCACAGGGCCTTACCCCAATTACCAGAGGTGATAATACCTGCCATTTATATTCTTCCTATCTACTGCTTAGAGACCAGTCAGCTCGCGGTGCGAGTGCTCGTTGATGCGGACTACCCACTTGCAGTAGTCACCGAGTTCGTTATCAACCCGGTTTACCACGTCGATGAGTCGAAGCTGCGCCGAACCCGGCGAGCCGTCGGTGACCGTGGAGCGATCGAGGATGTGGCCGCTGGTGCCGAGCGTGGTGCTGCCCGCGGTGGCCACGATGTCCACGTTGGAGCCCACAGCCGCAACGGTCAGCGCCGTGCCGCTCGCGCCTTCCTGCACTTCGTACAGATAGTCGGGGCCTTCGGCCACCAGGATGTACGCGCCGCTGGAGGCAGAGGCGTAGCCGGGGTGTTCGGTGGAGACGATGGAACGATCCACCACCGGGCCTACGCACACGCCGAGCAAGGTGTCACCTGCCGCAGCCGGGGCAACCAAGCCGGTAGCATCGTCGAGCTTCACAGCGTCGCCGGGAAAGATTGCGGTAGAGCCGGTCATCTGGCGTTTGCGAACATTGCCATTGATCGGCGAACCACTAATGGTTCCGATAAGGACGAAACCGGGCCGATTTACATTTGCCATTGGATTCCTTGTTTACTTTTTCTTGCCGCTTACGTAATCGAGCGCCTTCAGGTAGGAGCCTTCGAAGCCCCTGAACATGTCAGCTTCACCCCGCGCGGTGTCGGCTTCGATAGCATCCAACTCCTCGTGGTAGTACTCGATAGGGCAGCACATCAGATAGGCGGTCACACCTTGGCCGACGTTCTTGGTGACAACGGAATTGTCGCCAGCCGCAGGACGATCGACGGTGGTCTCGCCGGTTTTTACATTGCTCCGAACGAACTCATAACCGGCATCGAGAAACCGCTGCACACTGCCCTTGGCGTCATCGTTGACGAAGCAGAAGTGTTTGCTTTCGTCTTGCATGTACGCCGGCAGAGTGAGGATGTCGCGGGGGCCGTTTAAACGGGTTCGCTGGGGACGCGCCTCTTGGCGCACTTCGTCACGCGAGTGGTCTTGATGGCCGCGTGCATTCAACTGGAGAGTGTTTTTACTCATTCGATGGTCTCTACGTTATTTGGACAACTCGCCCGACTTAGCCAAAGAGTCGATGTACTCTTGCTCCGTCATCACTTTCTGCGGAAGAATCCAGTTGTTCAGAACGCTCAACTGCGTGTGATTCAAATCCGCCCTTGAGAAGCCTTTCTTGGAGGTCTGCTTCACCCCCGCAGCGGAACGCCGGTTAGCAACGGTGACTTTGCTAATCGCCTTCTTCACAGGCACCTCTTCGTCTTGCTCGCCTTGCTCATCTTTTTCAGGCAGAAGCTTTGCGATCTTCTGATCAACAAACGCCAACAGGTCAGCCAGCGTTTTATCAGGGTTGTTCTTGGCGAACATCTCGGCGTAGTCGTCTGCAATCTCATGCAGCGCGGGGTCCGAGTTGTACCAAGGGTTGCTGTTCATCCAGCTCTGGATGGTTGCCTGGTTCTGTGCTTGGACAGCGGCAACATCAACCTCTTCGTGTTCTTGTTCTTCGTCCTCTTGCTGCGACTCTTCTTGCTTGCGAGCCACCTGCATGTCAGCGATGGAGTCGTTCAGCTTGTCAGCCGCCGTCACGTCGCCGTCTTCCAGGGCGAGTTGACGTTGCGCCTTGAGCGAAGCGAGCTGCTTGGTGTACTCGCTCTCGGTGAGCGACTTCACATACTTGGCAACTTCAGCTTGCTGCTTCTCCAGCCGCTTGATCTGTTTCTTCTGGGCATTGATGTGGTCGAACAGCTCTTGGCGGCGGATGAACTCGTCGGGGCCGACATACTTGACGGCATCACCTACGAACTCTTCCTTCGGCTTCCAGCCGAGGGCACGGGCGCGCTGCTCAACATCTGAAGCACCGTCGTCCTCGGCGCCAGTGTCGTGCTCGGCCGCCTCTTGCTTGGGCTGTTCATCGTGCGAGGTTTCTTGCTCGCCGGTGGTGACAGCCTCTGCACTCTCATCCTTGAGCTGTTCGACGGCCTCCTTCATCATCTCCTGCGGGGTCTTCTCGTCAGCCATTGACGGTGCCCTCGACGACAGCGATGATGTCTTGGTCATTCACCACGACATACTCGTTGCCCTCCGCATCCTTGATCCACTTCGCAGCATATTTGGCGAAGTACACTCGGTCGCCGACTGCACACCAAGGTAACCAGTTCGGGTTTCGCTCGCCGTTCGGCTTGTAAAAGTCATAGGCCATCCAACACGTAGGACCGATGGCGACGACACTTCCCGTACTGGTGTTGATCTTGTGGTCCCGCTCCTCGTCGTCTCTCACGACAATGATCCCGGAGTCGGTCTCTTTCTTGATCGGGTCTACCTTGATGAGCACGCGGTGCCCAGCAATTTTATTCATGGTTATCTGTAACCTCGTCTTCAGTGATCTCTAAATTCAGCATTGCGTCGCACGCCTCCACCATGCCCACGTATCTCGCGTGTTGCAGGTGGGGGTTTGGGCTCTGCAATACAGAGGGATTAGTTGCAGCGTTTTTCGCTTCGGCCTGGATCGTGGTGATGCAGGCCAGGAATTCGCGGGTTCGGAAATCTCGTTTCCAGTCGTCGAACTCTTCTTTGGTCATCTATCTGACTTAACTCTCTTCTGTTTGCGGGGCTCCCTCAGCAGCGCCACCGAGCTGCTGGTTCGCCTCGGCTTGGTCCTCAGCCTCCTCGCGCTCCATGCTCTCTTTGAGCAAGTTGAAGTGCGATTCGACCTCGTTGATGTTGGTGGCGGAATCAATACTGTTGGTCTGTGCGGTGGTTAAACGCGCATTGGCGATGTTGAGCAGCGCCGTGCTTGCGTCCTTGATAGCCTCGTTCTCAACCTCCATGTGACGCAGGGCGAACTCGGCGCCCTTCTCCGCGGCATCCTTCCGCAGCTTGGCGTATTCCAGTTCGATCTTCGGATCGGGCGGCGTGGGCGGGTTAGGTTCGAGCAGTGCAGGGATGTTCTCTTGCTTCTGCGCCGTCAACACGCGCTTGCGTACCTCTTGCATGTTGAGCCCGAGAGGCCCTGCGAGTTGCAGCAAGGACTGCGACTTCACGATGCGCTGCGCTTCTGTGATCGTGCTGTGGTCGGCGTTCGGCCGCACGTCGTTGTCGTCGTCGCGGTAGTCACTCTTGGCGTCTTCCAGGTCTTCCTCGGGCGGGTCGACAATAGAGATATACTTGTCAATGTCGGTGTGCTTCTTGTTCAACTTGTAAAGCTTCTGGTACTCGCTCCGCATCGCCTTGAACTGGCGCTTGTGAATAGCGACGAACACCTTCAGGCCCTGCTCAAGCACAGCTTGCGTGGTGCCCAACGGTTGGTTCTGGCCGGGGTTCTCGCCCACCATCAGGTCGACAGTCGAACCCAGCTTGTTGCCCGCTTCGAGCAGGAACACCAGCAACTGGTACAGCACAGTCGAAGGCTCGCGTACCGGCATCGGCACAATGGCGCTCTTGATGTCGCCAGCGAGCGATTCGATGATCTTCCACTCGCCCGGTTGGAACGATGTGTTGCCGCCCTTGATGCGAATGCCCTTACTCAGGAAGCCGCTCTGGCGATTCGACAGCGTGCCGGCGTCGAGCAGCATGTTGAGAATCGTGTTGGCCGCTTTGTTGAGCGAGCCGAGCAGCACGCCGAAGCCGATGTCGTAGAACGAGCCGTCCGGGTTAGGGATGAACGGAATTTTGGTAAAGTATTCCTCGGCCTCGATGCGAAGCACCTTCGTGTGATCCTTCGACGACACGAAAACGCCATCTTCATCAAACCGCGGCACGATGCGCAGCACCTCCGCCGAGTCGTGATCCACCGTGATGATGTACGGCTCCTTGTATCCGTCTGAGTCGAGGTCAAGGTAGGTGTACTGTTCGAGCAACACGCGCGGTGTGTTGTTGTTTGAGCCAGCGGGACTCGAAGATTGCCCAGATGCAAGCGCGTTGAGCTTGTTGTTGTGCTCTTTCGCCTTGTTACTCACCTCGGCGGGCAGGTCTACTTCGCGGAACACGCCGGCTGCGACCTGCTCGTAAATAAAATTGTCGTCTACAGGCAGCAGATGCGTGTAGCGCATGGACGTTTTTAGGTTCTTTGTCCAGTAATCGACCACCAGGTCTCGTGGGAGGACCAATTCACTGCAATTTTGGCCGGTGGCCGCGTCCCGATAGGTCTTTTTGAAGGCACAGCCGTGAATCGCGGTGATCAGGAGGGCCTTGTCCATCTCCTCTTCCCAATCTTCCATCTCTTCCACGAGCTGATAGCTCATGTGAGTGGCCAGACGGAGTGCCCTTTTCTCTTTTTTGCCCGACTCGTCTTCGCCTTTCACCAAAAACTTCACTGGTGCGACGGAATCGACCAACGCCGGGTAGGCCGTTGCGGCAAAACGGATGGCCGCAAGCGTCAGCAGCGGGTATTTCACGTTCGCAGCGTTGGGCCACGGTGTGTTTTTCTTCTCGTAGACCTGCAAGGTGAGCTTCAGCATCTCTTCCTGCTGATCTACCCAGCCGCTGCGCGTCATATCGTCTGCCGTGTAGCCCTCTTTCACCAACTGCCCGATGGCGGTGAGGTCTTCTTCGTTCAGAATCTCAGCTACGTTGTCGCTGTTTTTGAGCACGTCTCGGATGGAGACAGGCTCTTTTATCTCAAATCGCATTTTCAGTATCCTGTCTCGCGGTCTATTCCGATTCCGCCGTCGTTCATCTGGAACTCACGGGCGAACTCTTCGTACTCTTCATCTCGAATCTCTTCCTCGGTGGGCGCTTCGTTCATCTTGTCGAGCATCAAGCCCAGGTAAGCCATTGCGTCCACCTGGTCGTCTTTCTTGCCGCGGTCGAATATCAGCAGCTCTGCCTTGAAAGGCGGGAACCACGCGGCCTTCGTGTCGAACTGCACAGCTCCTTGCGCCATGCGCGCTCTAATTGCCTGCGCGCGAGTGCGCTTGTCGCCAACGGGCGGCAGCTTGTCGATGTCCATGAACACGTTTCTCCGCAGCATCTCGGCGTTGATAAGCGGCAGCATGGCTGTGCCGATAGGCCCGCCTTCGATGCGGACCCACTGCGGCTTGTATACGCGGTACAGACGGAACAACGTGTCGATGGTTTCTTTCGAATCCATGCGCTCGCGGATCACCAGCGGAACCTTCAAAACGTTCTTCGCGTTCATGCCGGCGACGACGAACACGGTGAAGTCCGCCTTTGTTTTCGTACTCGCCGCCAAGTCTGCCGCGATGAAATAGTTCAGCGGCTCCTCTGGATTCGTGATGGGGAGAAACATTTCTTCTTTGAAGAACGCTTGGTCGGCGCTGATAGGGACGTTCAGATACTCGCGGGAGTACACGTCAAGCTTGCCGGCCTCGGCGAACATCGCCATTTCAGCGACCCAGTACTCTTTGGGAAATCTGTCCTCCCAAAGAATCTCGGTCATGTCCTCGTTGTGTGCTGCAAACCGCCGCGACACCCACGACTTCGGGCTGTTGAGAAAGTTTTCGAGCTGTGAGTCTTGATGCAGCACAGTGCCGACGATGCGTATCTGGCAGGACTCGCCGCCCATAGGCAGCACCGCACCCATGAACCAGTCCTTGAACTTGTCGCGGCGCTCGGGGCTGGATACGAGCTCTTCATTCTCGAAGTCGTCGCACACCACCAAGTCAGGGCGCTTGTTGCGCCACGTCGTACCGCGCATCGACTGGCCGGCGCCTCGCGCGGTGATGCGGAACATCGCGCCGTCGTCGAAGAGAGCGATTACTTCGCCCTCGTTGTCCTTGATCAGCTTCCTGAGGCCAAATTCCTTTTTTAGGATTTCATTCTCAACAAGCTCCATCTTGATGTTCCCCAAGAAGGCGGCTGCCTGCTCGTAGGTATCGGAGATGAGCAGCACGTTGCTCTTGACGCGAAACAGCACGCTCGCCAGGACGTAGGCATGCGTGACGGCCGTTGTCTTGGCGTGGCCGCGTGGGGCAGCAATGGCTACGCGCTTTGCATCGGAGCAGCAGAGCTTCCAAAGCTCAAGGTGAAAGTCGGGTGTTTGTCGGGGTTGGTCGTATCGAGCAGAAAGCACTGAGCCGGAGAATCCATACATGATCTCCGCGTCGAGTTTTATGGTCATGCGCTACCGTTTAATTTTGAACTCCTTCCACACACTGTTGCCAGCTTCGTCCCTGCGCTCCCACCTGACGCGGGTAACGTTGAGGCTGCCTAACAGCACATGAAGGGCGGCCACACCTTTGAGACTCGGTGCGCGCTCCGCTAGATAAATGATGGCCTCATCACCGCCCACAACGACGCAGCAACCCCACGTCCAGCGGTCGCCGTATCCTCCTGCGGGGTGAACTCTAACAAGGCCGATGTTCGTCCCGATCCACTGGACGCTGGCGTTCACGACTTACTCTAGTGGGCCGTCTTCATCGGCGGGTGACTGCTCCTCGTCGACGGGGGTGACCTCGCCTTCGATGATGTTCTCCCCTTTGGCAATCTTGCGGAACTGGTCGGCCAGCGCCTTGTTGCGGTCGTCGGCGGTAAGCTCGCTCTTGCCGGAGATGGCTGTCGGGTCGCCTCGCTGAAGCGCACGCTTGTCGTAGGCCATGGCGTTGATGAGCATCAAGTCTCGCGCACCCACCTTCACGCGGTGAACGTCGCCGTGCTTGTCCATTCGTTCTTCGCCGTTCTCCAGTCGATCCTCTAAGTGAACGAGCGTCCTGTCGATGACCTTGGTGTACTGCACATCCAGCTCCTCGGCCTTCAGTTCGCGGATTTTCTGAATGCTGGTCTTCCACCAACTCGACTGCGCCCACGACAGGATCGTGCCCTCGGACATGCCGAGGAGTCGCGCAGCACCGCGGATGGAGCCCTCCACGAAATAGGCGAACAGGGCGTCGATGCGTTGGTAGCAGGTGTAACCGTAGCCGTTCGGCACGATCTTCATCAGCTCGCTGTACTTCTTGCGCTCGTCGGCGGGCAGCGTCTGGAACGTCGAGGTAATCAGCTTCGAGCGCGCCTCGTCGTGCTTCTTCTTGGCTTCTTCTTTTTGCTGCCGCTTGATGGCCGCCTCTTTGCGCGCCTCGGCTCGGCCGTTGCCCATGATGGCATCAGCGAGCTTGGGCGATACTGTGCGCAGCGGTGCGTTCTCGTCGGCCGGCATGTCGTCAAGTTTGAGTGACATCACTTCCCTCTGCTCTTGGTCAACACTCGGTGCATAAACGTGGTGAGGGTCGGGTTGTCTCTCAGCACCTGAGTGAACGCAGTCGCCCCCACCGTGACGACTTTCTCTTCTTTGTCGTCATCGGCGAGGTCGTATGTGAAAAAGATTGCGTGGAATATTTCGTGGATGAGTGTATCGAGCACGTAGACCGCATCTCGATACACGTTGACTTCGATCCGTAGCTTGGCACTCTCGAACATACCGACAGCGTGGACCTCTTCCGTCCAGCTCTCGTCTCGCTCAACAATGCTTACGTCATATGGCCCCACCTTGACGGACTTCGGGAGTCCCGCCACTTTTTTCATGGATAACCTCTACGTTGAAACTTGGTAGCAGTGTTCGCACTGCGTTGGAGATTGTTTTGTCGAGTAGCTGCGCATAGTGGCGTGATGTCACGCGCGTGTCGGCGTGGCCCAGCAGCTTGGAGATA